TTTACAATTGAGCCGCAGTTGTCTTCTTTGCAGGGGCATTGACCCCTGCTTTTTTTAGGGTAGATATGAAAAAAGACGTTGCCGACTTTATTTCCACGCTGTTTCACAGCTCTACGGTGACGCATTTCATGCACCTGAGCACCGATTCATACGCTGTACACAAGGCTTTGGGTAAATACTACCCTGCCATTGTTGACTTAGCTGACAACTACGCAGAAGCGTATTCTGGCTGTTACGAAAAGATCAAGGACTTTCCTGAGAACTTTCACAACGCCAAAGACCCTGTTAAGTATTTGACCAGCATAAAAACCTACATTGAGAAAAACCGCGAAGCCTTGCCAGACGATAGCCATTTGCAAAACATTGTGGATGAGATCGCTGCGCTGGTGGACAGCACAATCTATCTACTGTCATTAAAATGATCAGGATATTTGCTGGCTACGACCCAAGGGAGGCCATTGGCTACCATGTGTTCTGCCAGAGCCTGATTGAGCGCACCAGCGAGCCAGTTGCAATAACACCGTTATACGGTACACAGCGGGACGGCACAAACGCATTTACTTATCAACGGTTTTTAGTACCCTACTTCACCAAATTCACCGGCAGGGCAATATTCATGGATGCCAGCGATATGCTGATGCTGTCCAACATTGATGACCTGAGCAAGCTGTTTGACCCAACCAAGGCGGTGCAGGTGGTCAAGCATGACTACCAGACCAAGCACCCAAGGAAATATATCGGCACACCGATGGAAGCGGCGAATCGGGACTATCCCCGAAAGAACTGGTCAAGTTTAATACTTTGGAATTGTGATCACATGAGAAACAGGGTATTAACACCTGAGTTTGTGGATGACCACAGCGGCTCAGACTTACACCGATTCGGTTGGTTGCCCGATTCACTTATCGGTGAGCTACCGAAAGATTGGAACGTACTGATTGGCGAGCAAGACAACAAGAACGCCAAGATAGCGCACTACACGCTGGGTATACCTGAGTTTGACCATTACCAAGATTGTGATTTCAGCAAGCAGTGGCACAATACCAAAAGCCGAATGATGAACGGCCTGATCAAAATGAAAGAGGTAGCCAATGCCTGATTACAGTTTGTTAGCCCAAGCCCTTAGCCGTGAGCCTGGCTTGTCTGGCGCAAGGTATTTAGAATCTGGTCAAAACATGACTGAGGGTTCATTAAAGGGCAAAGGGTACTTTGGTGAGATACCTGTAAACCAAGGCGGGGCAATGACCGAGTTTTCAAGCGCCTTTGAGCAAGACGGCAAAATGGTGTCACACCCATTGTTAGTGCCAACCCTTAACAAACAGGAGATTGACCTGTTAAGGATGGGATTAGAGCCAACGCCTGAGATATACAAAAAAGCACAGGACTATGCCCAAAAACGTATTGGCGCAGGTCAAAGCCCATTTGCAACCCCGCAGGAATTGCGGTATCCAATGCCTACCGAATGAAAATTACCCAGAAAAAGGTTGACAGCCTAATACCCTACATCAACAACAGCCGCACCCACAGCGATGAGCAAGTGGCACAAATAGCGGCAAGTATAAAAGAGTTTGGCTGGACTAACCCAATACTGGTGGATGGTGACAACAGCATCATTGCAGGCCACGGCAGGCTATTAGCGGCAAGGAAGCTGGGTTACAAGGAAGTACCCACCATAGAGCTGTCAGACCTTACCGAAACCCAAAAAAAAGCCTACATCATTGCCGACAACCGCCTGGCGCTTAACGCTGGCTGGGACAACGAGCTGCTAACCATTGAGCTTAACAACTTGCTGGAAGACGGCTTTGCGTTGGATATATTGGGTTTTGACCCCAAAGAGTTAAGCGCATTGCTTGAGCCTGAAGTCATTGAGGGCTTAACAGACGAGGACGCTGTTCCTGACGTGCCTGATGAACCAATCACTAAGCTGGGCGACATTTACCAATTAGGTAACCATCGTTTGATGTGTGGAGATTCATGCAGTTTGACCGACATGGAAAAGCTATGTGATGGCCAGCTTGTGGATATGTGGTTAACCGACCCTCCTTATAACGTGGCTTATGAGGGCGGTACAAAAGAAAAGTTAACAATTAAAAACGATAGCATGGGTGATGACCAATTCCGTCAATTCTTGCGGGATGCATATGTAACCGCAGATTTGGTTATGAAACCCGGCGCAGTCTTTTATATTTGGCATGCCGATTCAGAAGGTTATAACTTTCGTGGAGCCGCCCAAGATGCGGGATGGACTGTACGCCAATGCTTAATTTGGAAAAAGTCCAGCCTTGTGATGGGCAGACAAGATTACCATTGGAGACATGAGCCTTGCCTATATGGATGGAAAGAGGGCGCTGGACACCTTTGGTCGGCTGACCGTAAGCAAACTACCATTTTGGAATTTGACAAACCCACCCGCAATGGTGAACACCCAACTATGAAGCCTGTTGCCTTGTTTGAGTACCAAATGCTTAATAACACTAAAGGCGGAGATATTGTATTGGATTCTTTTGGTGGAAGCGGTACAACAATGTTGGCAGCAGAAAAGCACGGACGGTATGCGCGATTAATGGAGTTAGATCCTAAGTATTGCGATGTGATTGTTAAGCGATGGGAAGACTTTACAGGCAAAAAAGCCGTATTGTTGTTAGAATCCACCGTAACAGCTTAACGAGTTCCCCTTTATAAAAAATGCCAGTAATCCCACAAAAGGCTCATAAGCCAACCGATGAGACCCGCAGAATGGTTGAAAGCACCAGCGGATTAGGATTGCCGCATGAGCAAATAGCCATTTTGGTGGGCATAGACGACAAGACCCTACGCAAGTATTACCGCACCGAGTTGGACTTAGGTAAGGCCAAAGCCAATGGGCAGATAGCCAAAACGCTGTTTGGTAAAGCCACAGGGGGCGACACTACCGCATTGATTTGGTGGACAAAGACGCAGATGCGCTGGGCTGAAACCGTTAAGCAAGAAATCACAGGCGCAGAGGGTCAAGACTTGGTGATCAAGTGGGCAGCAGGGAAATAATACTGCCGTATAGCCCGCGAGAGGCATTTATGCCTTTCCACAATAGAACAGAACGCTGGTCGTGTTTGGTTGCCCACCGTAGGGCTGGCAAGACCGTGGCGGCAATCAACGACCTAATTAAGCGAGCCATCACCGAGGGGCACAGAGGGGCGCAATACGCTTATATAGCCCCATTTCGCAGCCAGGCTAAACGAGTGGCGTGGGACTATATTAAGCATTACGCCGCGCCAATCACTAAAACCACCAATGAATCAGATTTGGCGGTAGAGCTGCTTAACGGCGCAAAGATCATGCTGTTTGGCTCAGACAATGCAGATGCCATGCGAGGTTTAGGATTTAACGGCGTATACCTTGACGAATACGGTGACTTTAAGCCCAGCGTTTGGGGTAACGTCATTCGCCCCACACTGTCAGACCGGCTTGGCTGGGCGGTCTTTGGTGGTACGCCAAAAGGCAAGAATCAGTTTCACGATATTTACAAGGTCAGCCAAAACGTGCCTGATTGGTTTTTGTTGAGGCTACCAGCAAGCGTGTCCCAAATATTGCCAGACTCAGAATTGCAGGCGGCTCGGTCACAGTTAAGCCAAGACCAGTACGACCAAGAGTATGAGTGCAGCTTTGATGCCGCCTTGTTGGGGGCGTTCTTTGGTCAAGAAATGCGCTTGGCTGATGATGAGGGCAGGATTTGTGAGCTGCCGTTTGAGCCAGAATCGTCAGTCTATACAGCGTGGGACTTAGGTTACCGAGACGACACCGCCATCTGGTTTTATCAGGTAGTGCGGGGCGAAATCAGGGTGATGGACTATTACGCTGTAAGTGGCGCAAGCATTGAGGAAATCTGTGATGCAGTCATAGCCAAGGGTTACCGATACACCCGCCACCACTTACCGCATGATGCCAGAGCCAAAACCCTTGCAAGCGGGGGCAAGTCAATTGTCGAGCAATTGGCGGCGCATCTGGGCGGCATGAGCAAGCTGGCGATAGTGCCTGAGATTGGCATACAGGACGGCATCCAAGCGGTGCGAATGATTCTGCCTATCTGCTATTTCGACTCCAGATGCGATGAAGGCTTGGAAGCGTTAAGGCAATACCAACGGGAATACGATGAAGACAAGAAAACTTTTCGTCAAACTCCACGCCATGACTGGTGCTCACACCCCGCAGATGCGTTTAGAATGTTGGCAGTAGCCTATCGACAAGAGGCAAGAGATCAAACACCGCCCAAGGGCAAGACCCTGCAAACCATCACACTTGATGAGCTGTGGGACTATGAGATGCAACATAAAGAGGAACGCATATGAGCCAGCCAGTAGCAGAAGTAGGTGGATACAAAAACATCACCGAAACAGGCGCAGTCAGCACTGGCCCTTGCCAGTTGATTGGTTTCTACGTTAACAGCACTAACGGGGGTACTTTGGTGCTTAGAGATGGCGGGTCAGGCGGCACTGTAATGTGCGGCACGATCACGCCAGCCATTGGGTTTCACCGATTCCCTGCCAATGTTGGATCAAGTCTTCATGCGACTATTGCCGGCACTGCATTGAATGTGACGTTCTTCTTTGCCAGCGGTAACTGATATGTACGCAGAAAACGGCGCATACGAGGGGGAAGACTCAGGCCCGTACTGGCATGACCAGATTGAGACCGCCATCAAGATTTTTGATAAGTGGGAAAAGCGCGGCTTAAAGGTTGTCAAACGGTATCGGGATGAGCGTGATGCTATTGAGATGCCAAGGATGAAATTCAACATCCTGTGGTCAAACA